GGGTGTTATTGGGTACTGTAGGGGCAGTATCACTTCTGTTGCTAGAAAAAGTTTTAGACAAAGGATTCTTTTTTTAATTCTTCTCTCACATATCTTTTTAATTCCTTATCCTGTATATTATCTGGTATCCTGTTCTTGTAAAATATCTCATAGCTGTCACTGCCATACTTACCAATACCAAATAATTCTGTTGCATCTTCACCGTCCCATGTAAGATAGTCTTGAGACATTCTCCATATTCTGTTAGCCCTAACGTTTTTCATGCCAAGACCCTCTAACATTGAAGCTATAGTTTCTTTATCAGATTCTAACAAATCTTCTGCTGTTGGAAATCTCTCAAAGAACGATGGTAATAATTTCTTGACCTTCTTACGTCCCGTCTGATTAAGACAGATAACACCAACCATGTGCTGCCATGCGTTGATTACCTGCTGTTGTACCATTAAATCATCTTCCATTTATATCCATTCTCTAAAATCTTCGTCCATAATTGTGTTTGCAATATTAACTTTATTACGTAAAGCTTTTACAATTCTTTCATCAATTGTGTCTTGACTCATTATATCTATGTAAGTCATTTTTTGTGTTTGACCTATACGATCAATACGTGCTTCTGATTGTTGTCTCTTTTCTAAATCATAACCGTTTGAAAAATAAATCATATTACTACCAGCAGTTAATGTAATACCATAACCACCTGTATGTGTAGTGCCTACAAAAAATCTACAGTTAGGGTCTGTTTGAAATTTTTTTATATTTTTAGATCTAGCATCAGTATCTGTTGCACCATAATAATCTACAACTGCATCATTACCATAGATTCTTTTAATCTCTGCAATAATTCTTCTTACATCATGAGTATAGTGAGACCAGATAATACTTTTACCTTCAACATTTTCTAATATGCTCATTAGTTCAGCTAGTCTACTACAAGGTAAATCTTTTATGGTACCATCATCTGCAGTAAAATGTCCACAAGTAATTTGATGTAGTCTCATTAATTGAGTCATGACTGTAGCTGATGATTGCATCTTACCATCAAGAAAAGCTATTGCTTCTTTTTTCATTTGTTGATAGACTTTTTTTTGCTCTTTTGTAAGTTCAACATAATGCTTGACATAAGATTTCGAAGGTAAATCTAAACAATCTGTTTTTAATATTCTTCTTGAAAAAGGTTTTATTTTTTCTGATAACTCTCCAAGATTTCTATAACCTACGACTATCTCTACCTGACGACCATTTACTTGAATCTTTTTACAGATAGAATATCTAGCACGAAACGTATAGTAAGACTGATGGTCTAGCAGCCAGGGATCTAAAAACTGGCATTGACTAAATAAATCTAAAGGTGATTTGGTTACAGGAGAACCTGTTAGTATTCTTCTATACTTACAATCTTTTCTAAGAGATAAAATATTTTTAGTTCTATTTGATGTAGGTGTTTTAATTGTAGTTGACTCGTCAATTGCAATCATTGATTTGTGGCAGGATAAAAATTTTTTAGCAAACTGTGTTCCATTACCGGATGAAAATGCTTCAACATTCATTATTAAAATATGTAAATCTGTTTCTGATTTAAATAATGTATTTAAAATATCTTGTTGCTTTTTAGATTTATCAGACGTTTTCCATAACACAATTTTTTTACTTATATGATCTGGAAGGTGTGTAGGTATTTCTGAATCATACCAATTTTTATACACACCTTTGGGAGCAATTAATAACAAACCATTTATTAAACCTTTATCATATAAAATAGCTGCGTTATCTAATAACACTTTTGATTTACCTGTACCCATTTCCATGAAGTACGCAAAATTTTCTTTATCCCATGACGCCTCTAATGCATCTAATTGATGTACGTATGGCTTAGTTTTAAATTTATAGTTCATAATTTGCTTTTTCTTTCTAAAAGTGTATATATTATTACAAAAGGAAAAAGTCAATGCCCAAAGTGTATTTAGTTCAGGATATACCTGTCGATAGAGAAACTGGTCAACCCAAGTATAATATAATGGGTGCACAAAAATATGGCGATATTACGGTCATGCTTCCTGCGAGAGCTCAAATGATTTTTTCACCTGGTCCTTTAATTTTTCAAATAAGAGAAAAGTTAAAAAGTTTTACATCAGAAGATTATTTGTTGTTGTCTGGTGATCCAGCTATAATTGGCGTGACATGTTCTATTGTTTCTGATATGAATAACGGCAAATATAAATTGTTAAAATGGGACAGACAGGAAAAAACATACTATCCAATAGAAATAAATATTTTCCAAACCTAGTTGACAAACTAGAATTATCCTATATATACATTTTACGAAAGGTAAAATTATGAATATAAATTTAAGACAGGATGCACCTGATCAAACTGATAACGTTGATGTCAATGAATTATCAGAAGCAATAGAACAGTTTAAAACTGTTAGCGCACAAGTATTAGCTACAGAACAAAAATTAAAAGAGTTTAAAGCTCAAGAAAAATATATTTCTGAATTTGTAATTCCAGAGATTATGGACAAACAAAATTTAAAAACTGTAAAACTAAAAGATGGTTCTGAACTATCTGTAGGTGATAGGTTTTTTGCCTCATTCAAAGCAGACAAAAAGAATGATGGTATCAAATGGCTTCGAGACAATGGCTTAGGTGATATTGTAGATAATAATATTACAGTAACATTTGGCCAAGGCGAAGATAACAAGGCTGTCGAATACGCTAGCCTTGCGAGGGAGCGTGGCTATGAGCCAACTCAACAAGAGAAGGTTCACCACGCTCGACTCTCAGCAGTGATGAAGGAATGGAAAGCAAATGGCAAAGAAGTTCCTGCTGATCTGTTTAATACACTAGAAGGTAAAAGAACTAGTGTAACTAATAAAAAATAAACAACTAAAATACTAAACTAATAAAGGAGTAAATAGTATGGACAAACAAGTCGTAAAAAAGAATAGTGCAGGTGCACTAGCCGCTGTAAACCTTAGAGCCGATTCTGGTAAAGGTGCAGAGGAAATCAAATCAGATGACGTATCAACACCGATTCTGAAAATCTTACATCAACTATCACCAGAGTGTAACTCTAGAAGTGCAAAGCATGTAGAGGGAGCTGAACCTGGTATGATATATTCCAATAGTTTTGGACAACCTATGGATGGTAACAAAGGTATCGATGTCATTGTAGCACATACACAGACTAGATGGCCAGAGTGGCAAGAGATGGGAGATAGTCCATCAGCACCTGTTGGAACACATTTAACTCCACCTGCTAGTGCAAAAGAGGAAATGCGTGGTATCAAATATAGATTACAAAATGGTAACTATATTGAGAAAACTATGTATTTCTTTGTAATTGTAATGGTAGATGGTTCGCCAAGAAAAGCGGTGATCACAATGAGATCTTCAAATCTTACACCGGCAAGAAAACTAAATGATCTTATTTCTAATCTTAGAATGACAGATGATAAAGGTTCTTTTCAACCGGCAGCATATTCTGCAATGTTTAAATTACAAACTGCAGAAAAAAGTGCCGGAGATAAAACTTGGCATGTTTATAAACCATCTTTAGTTAGAATGTTAAACGTCGCTGACGAAAAAGATGCAGCTATCTATATGATGGGTCAAGAGTTTCACAAGCAAGTATCTTCAGGTGCTACAAAACCTGAATATGATAAAGGCAGTGGAGCAAAACAAGAAGAGATTGTATAGTTTCCCTTTGGGAAGTAGACACGGCCAGTGAGTACAGAGGCGACAAAGGGAGACTGGAGTCGCCTCAACAAAATAAACAGGATGACACATGAAAGAGTACATAGAATATTTTACAGGATTACAAAGAAGTTATGGTGTCTGTAAAGTTGATGATGGATACATTGACGAAGTAACAGGCAAAAAGAAATGGAAACATGAATGGGCTAAGACTCCCGTTACAGATCAAGACTACAAAGATCACATAAAAGGAATTAAATCAATAGGCATACAACCTTGTACAGACGATGGTATGGCAAGGTTTGGTGCAGTAGATGTAGATAAATATCCTATTGATAAAAAGTTTTATCTTGATGTCATCCAGGATAAAGACCTGCCAATTATACCTGTCCTATCCAAAAGTGGTGGATTACATTTATATGTATTCACCACTAGGTGGGTCAAGGCAAAAGAGATAAGAAATTTTTTAGAAGATTTATTATTTGTTTTTAAATTACCGGCAGCAACAGAAATATTTCCAAAGCAAACACAACTAATATCAAGCGATGGTACAATATCAAATGGTAACTTTATAAATCTACCCTACAACGCTAATGATAGAAAAGCATTAGATGTTGATGGAACAACTATGTCTTTTCAAAAATTTGTACAGACAATTGGTTTAAATTTAATTGATCCAAAAAATTTTAAAAAGATAAAAGAAGATTTAATTTATGCAGAATTAAAAGGTGGGGGTGAAGAATTTGAAGATGGTCCACCATGTCTACAAAAACTAACTAAAGAACAGATGACGTTTACAGATGGTAGAGATAGGTTCTTATATAACTATATGGTGTTTTCTAAAAAGAAGTATCCAGATACTTGGCAAAAAATGATTGTACAAGCAGGTAGAAAATATTTTACATTTGATGAACACTGGACAGACGATCATATTAAATCAAAAATTAAAAGTTGGGAAAAGCAAAAGAAGGGTTATACTTGTAGTGATCCATTGTTAGAACCAAATTGTATGAAAGCTTTATGCACTAAAAGAAAGTATGGTGTTTTATCTGGTGAAAAAGAAAATTACCCAACGTTGAGTAATCTACAAAAAATAAATTTACAACCAAATCCAGAATGGAGAGTTACGGTAGAACATCCTGATGAAAGAGAGAATATGCAGCTACATTTAAAAAATACATATAAACTAACTCAAGTTCATGAATTTAAAACAGTATTATTTGAACAAGCTTTGATTGTAGCACCACCAATAAAACAAGAACAATTTGATTTAATTTTAAAATCAATAAGTGGTAAAGATAAAATAGAAATAATAGAACCTGCAGCTGGTACAAGTCCAATAGAAGTATTAAAAAAATTATTAGAAAAACATATATACGGGGCTCAGGCAACAAGCTTTATGTCCTTTGCAAGTGGTAGACCATATGTTGATGATAAATTTGCATGGTTTGTATTTGATAAATTTTATGACAAATTAAAAAATGAAGAGTGGAAATACGAACCACAGAAAACATCTTACATGATTGAAAGACAGTTATATAATCATGAGGATGAAGACGAAGAAAAAAGAGTGCTGTTTGGTCGTCAAAAAAGATATCCAGGTAAAGATGATAATGACAAACCATTTAAACCTATAAGAGTGGCTAGAATTCCTTTATTTCTTTTTGAAAAACCAGAAGAGGTAGAAGAAACAATTGAAATAGAAAGCGAAGATAATGTTGTATAAATACTATGGTCCACCTGGAACAGGCAAAACACATAGATTAATTAATAGAGCAAGAGCATATGTTAGAAAATATAACATACCTTTACACCGCATAGGTTATTTTGCATTTACTAAAAAAGCTGCTGATGAAGCAAAAGGTAGAATGCCTTTTGAAAATAAAAAATTAAAATATTTTAAAACACTTCACTCACTTGCATTTGAATGTTTAAACATGGTCCAAGAGGATGTTATGCAACCTTATCATTATGAAGAACTTGGTAGAGAGTTAAACTTACAAGTAAAGTTTTATGACAGATACAACAAGGATGAATCTTTTTATTTAGGTTTTGAAAACCCATACTTTCAAATTATACAAAGAGCATTTAATAAAAGTATAGATCTTAAAGATGAATTTAATTTAGAAGAACATGATCCAAAAGATGTTAATTGGATAACATTAGATCACATAAATAAAAATTTAATTAATTACAAAGATAAAAAACAAATATTTGAATTTAATGATATGATAGATAAATTAACAAAAGAACCAGATAAAATTCCAGAGTTTGATGTTATCTTCATAGATGAAGCTCAAGACCTTTCACCATTACAGTGGAAACTATTTGATATTTTAAAAACTAAAACAAAAGATATGTATCTTGCAGGGGACGATGATCAAGCTATCTTTGCCTGGGCTGGAGCAGACGTAGGTAGATTTATAAAAGAACCTGCAAAAGAAAAAGTTTTAATTTATTCAAAAAGAATATCTAAAACTGTGCAAGAACAATCCATGGTTGCTATTGGAAATATATCTGGAATTAAAAAAGATAAAAAATATTACCCTCGAGATCATGAAGGTGTTTGCGAAGAGATATATAATTTAGATGAAATAGATTTATCAAAAGGTAAATGGTTGATACTTGCAAGAACAGTATCAAAATTATTAAAAATACAGGAAATACTTTTTGAAAAAGGTTTTTATTATGAAAGTAATAATGGAAAAAGTATTACAGTTTCTTTGTATAAAGCAGTAAAAAATTATGAACGTTGGCGTAAAGGAGAAGAGCTAACAGAAGAACAAATAAAAGACATTAAAACATATACAGGAAAGGTTAAGTGGAGTAAAAACGAAAACTGGTTTAATGCATTTGTGTTAGCAGATAAAGATGAACAAGAACAAAAAGAATATTTAGTACGTCTATTTGAAAACAAAGAAAACTTAGACGGAGAGGCAAGAATATGGACCTCTACTATTCACGCTATCAAAGGCGGTGAACAAGACAACGTAATTCTCTGTACAGATCTTGGTAACAAGATAATCAAAGCGATGAATCAAAGCAGCGATAAAGCAGATGAAGAACATAGAGTTTGGTATGTTGCATATACACGTGCAAAAAACAATCTCTATTTATTTAAACTAGCAAACAAAACAAGAAAGGCTTACCCAATATGACAGATAAAAATATATTAGATGAAGCGTTTCCGCAATACACTCAAGTAGGCGGGAATCATTACACTAAATTTCCAATTCAACCTTATGAATTTATATCTAAAAACGACCTTTCCTTTTTTCAAGGAAATGTTATAAAATATGTTTGTAGATATAAAAGAAAGGGAGGAGCGGAAGATATTAAAAAAATAGTACATTACTGCCAGTTAGAGTTGAAAAAGATGAGAGACATTAAAGATAAATGATAGTTCCACACACAGAATGGATTATTCCAAAAGAATATCCAGATCTAAGATCTGCTGATGAAATTGCGATTGACTTAGAAACAAGAGATCCAGATTTAAAATCAACAGGTTCAGGAGCTATATCAGGTAATGGTGAGATTGTAGGTTTTGCTGTAGCAGTAGATGGTTATAAAAATTATTTTCCCATTGCACACGAACAAGGACCAAACATGGATAGAAAGAAAACTATCGAATGGTTTAAAGATATTTGCGAATCACCTGCTACAAAAATATTTCATAACGCCATGTACGACGTATGTTGGATACGTAATTTAGGTATAAAAATCAATGGTTTAATTATAGATACTATGATTGCATCATCACTGATTGATGAAAATAGATTTTCATACACATTAAATACTTTGTCTTGGCATCATCTTAGCGAAGGAAAGAATGAAGCAAGATTAAATCAAGCAGCAAAAGAAAGAGGACTCGATCCAAAAGCAGATATGTGGAGAATGCCTGCAATGGAAGTTGGAGCTTATGCTGAAAAAGATGCTGAATTAACTTTAAAACTTTGGCACAAACTAAAAAAAATAATTATAGAAGATAACTTACAAGATGTATTTAATCTTGAAACTGATCTGTTTCCTTGTTTAGTTGATATGCGCCACCTAGGTGTTCGGGTAGATATCGAGAAAGCCAATCAATTGAAAACAGCACTGGCAGTAAAAGAAGAAAACTTATTGCAACAAGTGAAAATAGAAACAGGAGTAGATACTCAGATATGGGCTGCAGCAAGTATTGCCAAAGTTTTTGATAAACTAAAGCTACCTTATACCCGAACTGAAAAAACAAACTCTCCCTCATTTACTAAAAATTTTATTTCTAATCATGATAATCCTGTAGTTAATATGATAGCAGAAGCAAGAAAAATAAACAAGGTTAGAACTACATTTATAGATACTATTTTAAAACACGAACATAAAGGTAGAATTCATGCAGATATAAATCAAATACGATCTGATGATGGCGGTACAGTTACAGGTCGATTTAGTTATTCTAATCCAAACTTACAACAGATACCTGCAAGAGATCCGGAAACAGGGCCTTTACTTAGAAGTTTATTTATACCAGAAGAAGGTATGAAGTGGGGTACATTTGATTATTCGCAACAGGAGCCAAGACTTGTTGCACACTATGCTTTAAAATTTTCTTTACCTTCTGTAAATCAAATTGCTGATTCCTACGAATCAGATCCCTCAACAGACTTTCACAGGATTGTTGCAGACATGGCTAAGATTCCAAGATCACAAGCTAAGACAATTAATTTAGGTCTGTTCTATGGTATGGGTAAAGCAAAACTACAAGGAGAACTTGGAGTATCAAAAGAAAAATCAGAAGAACTATTTACAAAATATCATAACGAAGCACCTTTTGTTAAACAGTTGATGAACAAAGTTATGAAAGCTGCAGAAGCAAGAGGACAAATAAAAACTTTACTTGGTAGAAGATGTAGGTTTCCTAAATACGAACCAGTATTAAGAGGAGCAGATTGGGGCACGTATGTACCACCAGAGGATCACGAACGTATGCTAGAACTTCAAGAGATGGGTCCATATTTAAAAGACTTTGAAGGTAATATTGTAAAAGATAAAAGTGGTAAACCTAAACGGAACTATTGGCATCAAAACTCTACACGTAGAGCATTTACATACAAAGCATTAAATAAATTAATTCAAGGTAGTGCAGCTGACATGACAAAGAAAGCGATGGTAGAATTATATAAAGAGGGTTTGATAGCTCACATACAAATACATGATGAATTAGACTTTTCAATTATTGATGAATCACAGGCAGAAAAAATAAAAGGTGTGATGGAAAATGCAGTTGACTTAGAAGTGCCAAATAAAGTAGATTATGAATCTGGACCTAACTGGGGTGAAATAAAGTAATGTACTATGGCTTATTTAAATGCTAATATACCGCCGATTTATTGTAAAATAAGAAGGGAGTATCTCTATGATCTTAAAGAACATAAAGGAGAAGCTGTTGACTGTGTTGTCTTTGGTCTTGCTTCTATATCAGGGCGTGCGATATTGTTTCATTGTATGTTACCAAACGGTGCAGTCTTTTATAGGCTCCCGATTTCCGCATTCTTTCAAAAAGAGTTTGAACGAAAAGACGTGCCAGATATGCGAGTGGATCAACTCGAACTGTGGAACTGCTTTAGTTATTATCCTAGTGTCCATGTTTTTGATTGGTTGGCTGGTATAAAAGGCAAGTTTATTGGAAAAGATAAAAAATTTCATCATGGTCAATATCTTTTTACACTTGACTGGGCACATCCAGAGTCTAATATACTAGACACGGAACATTCAGAGATTCCGCAAGAGCACAAGTGTGCACACATATTGGCATTAAAAAATGGCAATTATGCAGCTCAGCCAAATAACAGAATCATTTGGCATGTTAATAGCTACACGACAGAAAATGATTGGCCAGATTATAAGGTTCAAACTACGTACTGGGATGTAGAAGGAGATGACTGGGTTACTGAAGATTCTGATAAAATGTTTTATGATATTGAGGAGAAAAAATGATTTGTGAATGTGGACATAGAATGCGAGGAAAACTTGTCTGCCCAATGGGTTTATGTTTTGTACATGAACACGCAGACGGTACAACTCACATACATAAGGCTGGGGATATACCTCACGAACATGGAGAAGAAAATATGTTAAAAAGAATTTGGAAAAAAATTAAAGGCTGGATAGGACTAGTTTAATTTTATGGAGATGGCCAGGATGAATTATTACTTTACAGGTTTATTGATTGTAATGTTAGTTGTCCTGGCTTTCTGCGGAGGTCCAGGTGTCCAATAAACCACTCAACATCGGAGAAGAGGCACGCGTGCAGATGCCGATGAAGACGGTTGCTAGCCTGATCGTGCTCGTCGCAATGGGCGTCTTCGCTTATACAGAGCTGACGGCAAGGTTGGTATCGTTAGAGACATCACGTGAGTTGTTTCAAAATGATTTGCTTAAAAAAAGTGAACAGGTACCCGTCGATCAGGAGCAGATATTTTTAATCGAGGATTTGTACAAGTCTGTAGAAAAGATGGAAAAAACTCAAGAGATGAATATGACAAACAAAGTTAATATAGAATTTTTAAGAGAACAGTTAGATAAAGCATTAACTGACATTGAGATATTAAAAGATAAAGTTAGAGAAAACGGAAAGGGGTATCAATGATTTTAGAAGTAGTAGCTCTTCTTATGATAATTGACGGAGAGATTAAAGAACACAGAATTCAGATTGATCCTGACACAAATAAACCCTCAATGGCAATGTGCTTGAAAGGGAAGAGACATGCTAAGAGACAAGATAAAGGTACTAACATACAGCATCAGTGCATAAAATCTAAGGCAGAAGTAGAACAAAACATAGATGGCTCGCTCTCAATCAAGAAACTCATCCTTGATTGATGAAAGTATTATTGAGTATAATTATTTGTTCCCAAGTTGCTGGAACTTGCATGGATCCACTTCCGTGGCCTACCGCATTTGATTCACAATACAATTGTTTGATGGAAGGATATAAACAATCTATCGTAAAAATGGAAGCGATGGGTCCTACAGACGTTAATAAATATAATATATTTATTAAATTTTATTGCGTTCCTGATAATAGTATTTAATGAAAAAAAATAAGATTGCAAAAATGCTTCGTACACCACGCTTCAGGCAACTTGTAATTAAAAATAAAAAGAGGTATAATAGAAAAAATAATGAAAGAAATAGAAAACTTTATATCGAGTGAAGAGTCTGATTATTTAATCCAGTATCATAAAGAAAATTTTGATATAAATAAAAAAAATAACTTTATGTGGAGGAAAACAGAAGTTATGGATATTGAACAATTACCAGAATTTAAAGAATTAAAAGATAAATTAAATAATCTAGTAAAAAGTGAGGATAAAGACCATGTCGTCAGTTATTTTCAAATAGTTAAATGGCCTACAGGAGAATGGCAACCACCACATTTAGATCTTTATGGACATACATACTCGTCTATAATATATTTAAATGATGATTTTGAAGGAGGAGAAACTGTTGTGCTTAATGAAACAGCTATTCCTAAAAAAAATAAAATAATATTTTTTAGAGGTAATCAATTAATACATAAAGTTAATGAAATTACTAAGGGAGTAAGGTATACTGTACCTTGTTGGTATAAATATGAATCTAAGTCGTAACTTTAGTCTGCAGGAACTAACCAAATCTGATACCGCTATCAGAAAAGGTATTAACAATAATCCTAGTTCAGGACAAATAGAAAAATTAAAAGATCTTTGTGAAAATATTTTGCAACCCGTACGTGATCATTTCGGTAGAGTGAAGGTTACATCAGGCTTCAGGTCTCCGGAATTATGCGTAGCTATTGGTAGCTCTATAAATTCACAACATGCCAAGGCTGAGGCAGCAGACTTCGAAGTAATGGGCACAGACAACTCTGAGTTAGCTGATTGGATTTACAAGAACTTAGAATTTGATCAATTAATATTAGAGTTCTATACACCAGGTGAGCCTAACAGTGGCTGGATACACTGCAGCTACACACATGATCAACCTAGAAAACAATTCTTACACGCATATAAATCAGAGGGTAAAACAAAATATAAACCTGTAATAGGAAAGGCAGTAGATTTAGTTTAGAAAGAAATGAAGCTTAATTTATTTTCAGTTCCTGTGTACATAGGTAATATAGACGTTGATAAAGTTAAGGTGAGTAATCAAGGTTTTGAAAAAACTTGGGCCTGTAGAACAAATAGTTCGTTTAATTTTCAAAATACTCTTGAAGATGATTCTGCAAAATATGTTTTAAATGTGATATATGATTTAATAAGAAAAGATGTGCAAAGCCCTTGTAAGATAGAAATTTTAAATATATGGGAAAACAGATATGAGAATAGAGACTATCAAGAAAAACATGTCCATCCACATAGTCACTTCTCTTTTATTATATATAAACAAATTGAAGAGGGAAAAACTGTGTTTGTAAATCCTTCGGACAAATCATTACTTTCTTATTATGCACCTGTGTTTTGGGAGAAAACAAATTTTTTTGAATTAGATTATGAACCAAAATGTAGACAGGGACAGATAATAATTTTTCCCAGTTTTCTAGAACATATGGTAAAAGAGACCAATGACTATTGTGTAACCGTGTCAGGAAATGCATGTCTACACATATACGGAGCTCAAAGATGACAGTAGATGAAAAAACAATAAAGTTATTTAATAAAATAGATACAGTTCATGGAAAATGTGAAGAGTGTGAGGAAGAAACTATCTTAGTTGCAATTGTTCAAGAATATTATAGGTGCACTAACTGTGGACATGATACAAAGCAACACATAAATGGTAGAATAAGATACATGCAATTATCGGAAACAGATAGACATTTTATAAAGGAACATTATAAAAACGGATAATGATTATAAAGAAGAAAGAAATAATAGATCCGAGTTATAATAATTATCAAGTCATGATGGAGTGGGAGAAACCTTATATGGAAAAATGTATTGAGGTTTTAAAACCACATGGAGATGTATTAGAGATAGGTTTTGGTATGGGATACTCTGCTACAGCTATAAACAAATATCCATTAAGATCTTATACAGTAATTGAAAAAGATGATGGAGTTATAAAAAATTTTAATAGATGGAAATTAAAACAAAAAAATAAAAAAATAAATTTAGTAAAAGGTAGATGGCAGGAAGTTATACCTTTTCTAAGTAAGAAGTATGATTGTATTTTTTTCGATGACTCTCCTGACAATCAATCTTCAAGAGCTAGATTTGATACATTTTTAAAATTAATACTTTTAAGAAATGTTAAATATAATACCAGGTTAAGTGCTTACTTTGATAACAAAACTACGTATACAGGTTATCTAACAAAACACTTTAATTATATGTTCTATAAGTATAATATAAAAATTCCTTATTATTGTCGTTATGCAAAAGGAGATTTTATGTATGTAGTAAAAATTATTTTTAGAAAATGTATGGTAGAGAATGGCTAAAAGAACTTTCAAACATTTTACACCTAGACCAAAGCCTAAGAAACGTCCAGGTGTTCATAAGAAACGAAAGAATAAAAATGAAAAAAGAGATTTTAAAAAATATCACCGCCAAGGCAGACGAGCTAGATGAATCTAGCTTTTAATTTTCACGATAAATTATTTTGGATACACAATTTCTTACCAAAAAATATATACAAAGAAATGTATATAGAATTAATTAAGAACAGAAATAAATTAAATTTTAAAAAAACAGCAGTAGATTGGACAAAGTATACCGAAGAAATTAATGACATGTCTGAAAGTTATTGTCAGTATGAATCTAAAAAATTAAATAAATATTTAGAACAGTTTCACATTGTCTTAAAATATCAACCTTTTGTAAATATATTAGATTCACATTTAGATAGTCACATTAGAAAATATAAATACGGACAACATCTAACTTGGCATAGTGACGATCTTGGTAATAGAGGATACGCTTCAACTTTTTATTTTAATAAAACATGGAAACAAAACTGGGGTGGAGAACTAATGTTTAAAAGCTCAGAAGGATCTGGTTTTATTCCAATACTAGGTAATTCAATAGTAATAATAAAATCTGGTTTACATCACAAAGTGAACGCTAATTTAAAGAAAACTCACCCTAGATTAAGTATTCAAACCTGGATAAATAAGGGTTGACAAGTAATATAATAATCCTATATAGTATATCCTAACAAAGGAATATACTAATGACAGACATAAATAAATATAAATCAGTAGCTCTTTCACATAAGAGTTGTGATAAGTTAGATAAGATCAGAAGAGTGATCGTACCTGACGCGGAAGTATCTAGAGCAAAAGCTTTAGACATATTAATTAACGAGAAAGCGAGGAAGTTAAATGGCAGACTTGGGTCTAAAGGCAATTAATTTAGAAGATCCGTTTAATCCATTACGTAATCTTTGGAGAAACGTTTTGATCGTAGCAATTGAAGATGCAATTAAAGTAAAAAAACAGGTTGTGAAATACCGTGAGTTTTATCACAACAGGAGATTTTATGAACTAGATTATGTATCATTACCAAACAGGGACTTTGATCATGTTTGTTCAATGGCAGAACTAGATGGATCTTTAGTTAGAAAAAAAATTAATCAATTATTAGAAAGGATGGAAAGAGATGATCTGCCCGAGATGCCGTGGAAACGGTTATATCAAAGTAAAGGAATCTATCGAGAATCAGACGGAAACCATATTTCAGTGTCCGCAGTGTAACTCACAAGGAGAAATTATGCCAGACATAAAGCCAAGTAAAGAGACTGAAAGATTAATATTAGAATCTGTTTTAGTTAAAAAACTAAATGGAGTTATAAAAAAACAAAATGATGAGATTGATATGTTGTTAAAACAAAAACAATTTCTACAATCTAAATTAAGGGAGGCTACAGGTGGCAAGGACCAAACGATCAGTAAGCAAGGAGATTAGCACAATTCTTCGTAACCATTACATGTGGTGTAAAAGAGAAGGGAGAGACACTAGTTGGTATGATAAAAGGGGACAGTAACGAATATAAATTACTAGCTAAGTGGGTTGATAATTTAAGCCCACGAGATTTTTATTTAACTGTAGAGATAGGAGTCAGAGAAGGTTATGGAACTTTTGTCATTACAGATATTTTAAAAGATAAAAACTATTTTCATGTGGGTATCGATCCGTATGGTGATCTAATTTATAAACATCTTGATGTTCAAGGAAAGGTACGAAAAGAAAATGGAGAGTCGACTATGTTGTTTTGGCATGACTTTGAAGGCAATCCTCTAAAAAATTCGGATGGATCTCCTAAAGTACCTACGTATCCCAGTTCAATGAAACAAACTTTTTTAAGTGATTTTAAATCTCATGAGAATTTTATTTTGTATCAATTGGAAGACACAGA